CAAAACCCAGATGCTTGAAGTGAAGGAGATGGTGGCGCAGGAATACCGCTTCAAAATCCTTCAGTCTGCTCAGACGCGCGTTGATGCGATGAAGATTCGCATTGATGACCAGCTTGCTCAGGGCGGCTGGGCTGATGCGTTCAACGAGTTCATCACCGATCTGGTGACCTTCCCTTGCGCCTTCATCAAGGGACCGATTGTGCGGCGGCAGCGCCACCTTGGCTGGTCCAAGAGCCCCGATGGGCGTACGATTGTTGAGGCTAGTGAGCGGCTGGCGCCTGAGTTCGAGCGTGTCAGCCCGTTCAATATCTACCCCGAGCCGGGAATCACACGGCTTAATGACGGATATATCTTTGAGCACCATCGGCTGAGCCGTACCGCGTTGGCCGACCTCATCGGTGTGCCTGGGTATGACGATGGCGCTCTCCGTAAGGCCCTGGAAGATGGGCCGGGCCAAACCTGGGTCTCCGAGACCACGGAGATGCAGCGTGAGGAGGAGGAGCGCAAGTACTATACCGAATTGCGCCCGACCGATCTGTTCGACGCCCTTGAGTTCTGGGGCAAGGTCAGCGGTAAGATGCTCCGTGAGTGGGGCATGGATGCCACGGAAGTGCCTGATGAGGCCCGTGAGTACGACGCAAATGTCTGGCTGGTAGGTAACTACGTAGTCAAGGCTGTGCTGAACTACGATCCGCTTGGTGAGAAGCCCTATGCTAAGACTTCTTTTATCAAGACTCCGGGCGCATTTTGGGGTCGCGGAATCCCTGAGATTATCGAGGATTTACAGAATATCTGTAACGCGGCAGCGCGGGCGCTCGTTAATAATATGGCCGTGGCATCTGGCCCGCAGGTTGAAGTTAATCTCGACCGAATCCCGCCAAACGAAGACCTCACTCAGATGTACCCCTGGAAGATTTGGCAGACGCTGAATGATCCATTGGGTTCTTCTGCTCCGGCGGTACGGTTCAACCAGCCTAACGACAATGCCAATACCCTGATGGCCGTGTATGAGCGGTTCAGCCGCTTGGCTGACGATCACTCGGGTATTCCGGCCTACATCTACGGCGATGTGGATGTACGTGGCGCTGGTCGTACTGCCTCTGGCCTGTCCATGCTGATGGGGTCTGCTGGTAAGGGTATCCGGCAGGTGGTCATGCACATCGACAACGATGTGACGAAGCCGATTGTGCGCCGCCAGTTCGTGTACAACATGCGGTACGACCCGGATGAGGCGATCAAGGGTGACGCCGAGATCATTCCGCGTGGCGCTATCAACCTTGCGGTTCGTGAGACGGTCAATGTTCGTCGGGTTGAGTTCCTCAACTCAACGGCCAACCAGATCGATATGGAGATCATCGGGATTGATGGCCGGGCAGCGATCCTTCGGGAAGTTGCCAAGGGGCTTCAGATGCCCGTGGATGACATCGTGCCATCCCGGGAGAAGCTCGACTACCTTACCCGGCTTAAGCAGGCTCAGGCCGCGCCTCCGACAGCACCACAGGGTCAGCAGGCTCCTCCCGCCCCAGGCGGCGGTGGCCAGCCTCAGACGAACTTGGTGGCTAACCAGAACACAGGGGTGTCTGCGTGAAGCGACCCCCTGATGATGTAATTGCGGCGTTAGCTAGGCTTAACCACACCTTACTCCCCTGGTTGCAGGAGTGGCGGCAGCGCGAGATGGATAACCTTCCATTCGCGTCTGTTTCTACCGTTGCCGTCTCCCAGGGTAGATGTCAGGTGTTGACAGAACTGTGCCGTTTGGTGCAGGATTCCCCCAATTTATCGGCAAAACCCCCTCAAGGGTAGCTGATAGAGAAACCACGCATACCGAGAAGGAGCGTTCTGTGGCTATTCCTGAGCAGATTCGTCGTCAATCTGAGGCTATTGCTAAGATGTATGCGGAGGGTAACACCGACGCCGATTCTACGGATAACGTAGATTCTGCGGGTGCTGCTGATGCACACAGCTCGACAGCCGACAGTGACCAGGATACTGCACCTAAGTCCCCGCCTAACGAGCAAAGGCGGTCAGACACCAATTCTGAAGATGTTGCTGAGCAGCGGTATCGCACCCTGCAAGGCATGTACAACGCTGATACTGGCCGTTTACGGGCGGAGAATCAGCAGCTTAATGGCAGGGTTACGCAATTAGAGCAGTTACTGTCTTCCCTTTCTGCGGCTCCCCAGGCTCCAGCAGCTACTGCTGAGAAACTGGTGACTGAGAAAGACCTTGAGGACTACGGCGATTCTATCGAAGTCATGCGCCGCGTGACTAGAGAAGAAGTATCAGCAGCTAATCGCCGCATTGCTGAATTGGAGCAGATGCTTCGGCAGGTGCAAACCAGTGTTCTCCCGCGTGTTGAGCAAGTTGCTCAGCGGCAAGCCATGACGGCTGAACAGACTTTCTGGAATGATCTAACGACATCAGTACCGGACTGGCGCAACATCAACGATAGCAAGGGGTTCCAGCAATGGCTTCTTGAAGTTGATCCGCTTACCGGTGTGTCTCGTCAGACCTACCTCGAAGATGCTCAGCGCAATCTCAATGTTCAGCGTGTTGCTGCTTTCTTCACGGCTTGGCAGGGAATGAATGGTCAATCTGTTGCTCAACCCAATCGGAGTGCGTCGGATTCTCAACTTGATAGGCAAGTAGCTCCGGGGCGTAGTCGTGGGGGCAGCGTCCCTTCCGTCAACGCACCAAGGACCTATTCCTCCAAGGATATCGCCAAGTTCTTTGATGATGTTCGCAAGGGTGTTTATCGGGGTAAAGAAGCTGAACGCGACCGTATCGAGCGCGATATCTTTTCCGCACAGCGGGAGAATCGCATTGTCGCAAACGCTTAAACCGGAGATAAGCTATGGGTTACCCCGTTGCTCCTGGCCGTCCTGATTACTCCGGGAATTTTATTCCCGAAATCTGGTCTGGCAAACTGATCGAGAACTTCTATGACGCCACGGTTCTCGCGGCTATTTCGAACACTGACTACGAAGGTGAAATTCGTAATCAGGGCGATACCGTCAACATCCGTACGACCCCGAGCATCACGATCCGTGATTACGTGAAGGGCCAGAACCTTGTCGTGGAAAACCCCGACAAGCCGAAGCTGCAACTCATCATTGACAAGGGCGAATACTTCGCTTGCGTCGAAGATGATATTGATCGTGTGCAGTCTGATGTGAAGCTGATGGACATGTGGTCCAAGGATGCTTCCGAGCAGATGAAGATCAAGATCGACCAGCGCGTTCTGACGGATATCCTGCCAGGCATCGCGGCTGCGAACAAGGGTACCGCCGCTGGTGCGGTGTCTGCTGCGTTCAACCTCGGCACCACGGCTGCTCCGCTGACCGTGACCAAGGACGGCGCTGGCGGCACGACCTCCGTGATCGACCTGATCGTGGATATGGGCACCGTTCTCGATGAGAACAACGTGCCTGAAGCCAACCGCTTCCTTGTGATCCCGGCCCGCATGGCTGGCCTGATCAAGAAGTCCGAACTGAAGGATGCCTCCCTGACCGGCGATGGTACCTCCATCGTGCGTAACGGGCGCCTCGGTATGGTGGATCGCTTCACGCTGTATGTTAGTCACAACCTGAAGATTGACACTGGCGGGAAGTATAACCTCATCGCTGGTACGAAGATGGGCCTGACGTTTGCTTCTCAGATGACTGAGATGGAAACGATCCGTTCCGAAACGACCTTTGGTAACATCATCCGTGGCCTTCAGGTTTACGGGTACAAGGTCGTGAAGCCGGAAGCCCTGTCCCAAGCCGTTGCGACCTTCGCATAAGGAGACCTAGGATATGGTTGCTTATACTGATAGCTATGGGTTCTATAAGAACTCCGCTGGCTTTGGCTCCAATTACACGAATCGCCTTTCGGTAATGGAGATCGACCTTGACTTTGCTAAGATCGCGGCTGCTCGTACCGCTATCAGCACAGCCGCGTCCTTCCAGCTGTCTGGTACGACTTCTGACACGTTAGCAATCGGTACGCTCCCTCTCGGTTCCTACGTGATTTCTGCGTCGGTATTGTTGCTGCGTGTTCATGGTGCGACCGCTACCATTAGCGTTGGTGTTTCCGGTGCTACTACACTTTGGGTCAATGCTTTTGACCTGAATAGCGCCGTTAATACTTCAGCCGGTGTCACCAACGGTGCGCGGTTTCTTACGGCTAATACCGATATCCTGTTGACCTGCAACACCTCCGGTCAAACCTATAACACAGCTCGTGTGAAGGTGGCGTTGTTGGTGGCCAACATGGGTACCGACCAGGGCACGATCCCAAGCCCGTAACCCGGTGGGGGCTTCGGCCCCCACTCCTTCAAGGAGATAGATCATGGCTCTCTATACGGGTATTACCTACTCCGGGTTCAAGGCAACTGACGCGCGGGTTGATAGCCTCGTCGTTGGTACGGTCACCAGCACCGCTGTTCCGGTTTCTGCCGGTTCTACGTTGACTGTGACTGCTGCGGCCCACGCTGGTAGGATGATCGCATTGGATGCCGCTGCTGGCTCCACTGTGACCCTCCCTGCGGCGACTGGTACGGGTAACGTGTACACCTTTGTGACCAGGGCTCTTGCGACGAGCAACAGTCATATCATCAAGGTGGCCAATGGTACTGATGTTCTGTCCGGTTCGTTGACCGTGGTTGATAATGCCGATGGCACTGCCACGACATTTGGCACCGTGGCTGCGAGCGACACCATCACGTTGAACCGCACCACGACTGGTTCGGTGAAGATCGGTGAGCGCATCAACATCGTTGATGTGGCTACTGGTTTCTTTAGCGTCACGGGCACCGTTATTGCCACGGGCACTGAAGCGACACCGTTCAGCGCGACTGTGACTTGATGAATAGGGGCTTCGGCCCCTATTCACTTTTCATCTAGGAGTTTGAGATGGCCACCAACCTTACTGGCAGTAAAGTCAAGGATACCTACAACCAGCTTCTGCACGTTGATGGCGGTCCTGCGGCTACTGAGAAGGTGGTCTATAGCGGCACGGGCGTGGCCACAGCCCTCAAGGTTGGCACAGGTTCTGCATCTGTTGATAATCTGAAGTTTGACGGAAACACGATTTCCTCCACAGATACCAACGGTAATATCAATATCACACCCAACGGTTCCGGTGCGGTCGTCATCCCGACCGCTACGTTCACAACCCTGCTTGCAACCACGTTCAGCACCGTCAATGCAGCAGCTCATCTTGACCTAGCAGGGACTACGTTTACCGCTGACGGCACGGATACCAACATCAGCATCACCCTGGTTCCCAAAGGGAACGGTAAGGTCGTCGCTGACGGCGTTGGTATAAACGGCGGCGTACTTTCTACCATCACCACAAACCAGAACCTGACCCTTTCGCCCAACGGTACCGGTGAGATCGTCGCTACTGCTCCGTTCGGTTATGGTGGGTCGGGTACTGGTGGTACAGTTACGCAAGCAACAAGCCGCACCACTGGTGTTACGCTCAACAAGCTGAGCGGTCAGATCACTCTGTTTGCTACTACTGCTATCGCAGGTCACGGCTCGAACGAGTTCACGCTGACCAACAGTTTCATTGATGCGACCGATGTAGTTCATGTCTGTTTCGCGTCTGGGC